CCCTCGCTTATCGTCATACAGGTTATTGAGGTCTTTCATCTCAACTGGTAGCTTTTATCTCAGCATTTCTTGAGAACCAGGCACGAACCACCCTACATCCAAAGGGCCCGGAAATAGTATTGAAACTGATCCGGCTTGCGGGAGCTTACGCGTGGTGCTAACGCGGCCTGTAATTTCAGTCCGTCAGGCTAGACTGGGTCCGATTTAAAGTTCATGGATCGAAACAGTTTCCTGAATCTCACCACTCTACAGGGGGCCTTACTTAACGTCCAACTCCGGACTAAAATTAACTAATCCTTTGTTGGTTCAGGCAAGCCTTACTCTAACGACCGGGTAACCATCGGCCGGGTTTTGATTATACTGGCAACCAACCAGTCACAACTAGGTTAACTCACATTGTCAAAGCTCTCATCGCGCCTACGACGCTTCCCATTGCACCATAACCACTGCCCATTGCCGCTCCACGTACGGCTCTGAACATGATCTGGCCGGCTCTGTGCCACCAATTAGGATCCGCTCTATACAACGCTGCCTTAATCTGCGACAACGTCGACATTGAAGCAGGAGGCTGCATAGCATTCACGGTAAACCCATTGGTAATGTTAGGTAACCACTCCACAACTGTTGTGATTACCACCTTAAAGCCTACGGCTGCCGGTTGGCCAGACCAACCAATCAGCAACCCCTGGGCATCACCCTGCATAGGCAGGGCTGTTCCAGGCTGGGAAAGATAATTAGTATCATTCTCCCCAGGCATCCAACGAATCTCCACGCAATCCGTAGGAGTGCGCACAGATATTGGACAAAGTGTCTCCACTTGGGCGGGGGTCGTGCCAGAACCTCCTTGTGCAGGACATTCTCCAGCCCCAACATTGCCGTAAAACACAAAACCGCTGCGCGTGTTCTCTGAAGCATTGCTAAAGAGCTTCACGCAACAGGCTAAGACTCTACTTTCTTTGGCGGTATTGGCGATAAAGTTATTACCGGGCATGTTCGTAGAAGCATACCCAAAACTTGTCACGCCAGTAGACTCAGCGGCGACGTCCTGGTATCCTAATGAATAGGAATACCCGGGCAAGACCGCGAGAATACCCGCTGTGGAACCGGCGGTAGTACCGACATTGAAAGTGGAAGTGAACCTCTGGACGTATCCAGATGGACCTCCATAGAATCCGGTGAGAGCTGAGTTGCACGGGTCACGCAGCAACTGCGCATAAGCGACCCCACCGCGATCCAGCATGCTTCGGTTAGGCTGAGGCCCAGAAGACCCAGACTTTCCCTTAGCACGACTAGACTTGCGCTTGTTGGGCTTAGCCTTGCGTTGAACATTACCTTTCTTGCTGCTCTTTCTTGGCATCCTATTGTCCTTTAATCAATAGGCGGCTGCAAAGGATGTGAGTGGGTTACGACGCCCTTCCTAGTTATTTGTGGCCAACCCCCACCCGGCGGCCACTAAGCTCAGCCAATACTGACGCTCAGCATGATGGCGTAGGTCGTAACCTAACGAAGCCTTTAGCTCTTCGGCCTTCAGCTTGTCCGCGGGCTTCTTCATCAAGCACCGCGCCACCAACTTGCTGTCATTGAGGGGCCAACATTGCTCTACAGTTTCACCAATATGGTGACTGCAGAAGTCAATACCTTCATGCTCTGACAGCTCAATCCGGTAGCCCATCTTTGTGTATCTCGTTGGGTCCCAGTCCCCTGAGCCCTCCTCGATAGCGTCATCGCCCATGCATATGGCGTGAGCTGCTCCGACCATCCTAGCCAGTGACCACCTCATATATGAGTTGGAACTGGCCGTGCAGAACGATCCTGACTTCTGGATTCCGGGGTCGGTCTGGACAAATACATGTCCATCACTCAACACAAACGCTGCAGTCATCAGACACAGCGCCCGGGCGGCCATGGCTCGCGCCATAAAACCGCGTACAAACAATCCAGGAAGCAAGTTACGCGCACGTTGGGCACGCTCGGCGAGTTTTAGACGGTGAAGGACAAATTGCCTATATTCCGAATACTGGACGCACCAGTCCCAGCCAGAAGCGTCTGTGCACTTGGGGTATTTAAACTCACGCACATTGGCTATGAGATCCCCTAAACTCTTGTCATCCAGGCCCATTCCCGCCTTAACAGGCAAGGTTCGCCATGACATGATTTCCAGTTCGTTCTGCTCCCAGTGCAGAAATCGTTCCACGACTTGGTCCACGACTTCCACACTGCTAATGAGTCGCCAGCGCTGCTCAGCTGCTTTTGCTGCGCTGTGCGGCTCATTCTTAACGAAAAGCCTGATTGGTCCAGTCAAGCCCACGTCGACCAACCGCCATGCGGCTGGAATTGACTCCGGATCCAGCGGATCTTCACCCAGAGCAAGCTGAATATGCGTTTCAGTGGCATTTCCACTCAGAAACCAATCCCCGATCTCACTCTGGTCCAAGAGCACCAACCGCTCCCATACAGCAGCGGCTAAAACTTCCTCTCCCAACAATTGAAGCAAGTCCTGGTTAGTCTTAATCCCAGGAATGCCAATCCACGGAATACCGGGGCTGGCATCTCTCTTGAGCTTGCTTATGTGGAAGAGGAGTTCGGCCCAGATTTCTTCTGGGCAATGCTCCCTTTTGAAGTCACTTGCGCCCCACTCGTTGTACTCTTGCCTTGGCTTAAGCCACGCGTGTCGGGCTGCTGGCCACCCTTCTGGGGCGATGAACTCCTCCCTCGAGGGGTAGAAGTGCTCGCTCCACCCTGAGCCGCTTTCTGATTCTGAAGCGACTTGGTAGGACTCGCCGGTGCGTTTCCGCCTACCGGCTTGGTACCTGAAGGATGTGTACTCAGCATGACTGCTGCGGTCTGGCGCGACCCACCCATCGAGGCGGCTGTCTCGTTCAACTGCTGCTGCCATTGCAGGAGGGATTGAAGCTGGTTTTGGATCAGGCCGAACTGGACCGTTAAGGCGTCCAAACGATCTAAAGCCGTAGGGAGCGTCACAGTCTTCGTATCTGCCATCACACCAGTCTCCATATCCGACCTTTTCGTACTGCCGGAGTCGCCTGAAGATAGAGGGGTGGAGGTCTTTACACCCCTCTGGGAGTTTAAAGATCCGGTTCCGGACTCATTACCACTCAAGCTAAGCCGCTCCTTATCGGGCACGGCAAAGCCCATCATGCGCATATGCGCAAGGTGGTCTGATGTGTCCTCGTCCCAATCGGCCCACGCGTTTGCGGGCTCGATACGGACTGATCTCGCATGCTTGCTGATCTTACCTCCTCGGGTAGGATGTCTACGTTTACTGTAGCCACCTCCTTCTGGCAGGTAGAACACAGGGTCCTCCTCATCCGAGGTGAAACCCTCTTCAGCATGAAAGTCCGAATCCTCCCATTCAATGGCCGCCTTACGCCGCATCTCCCCAGCTGACTCTTTGGGAAGTTGTATCGGCAATAAGCTGCCCTTGTTCCAGTGCAGGGAGGGGGAACCGCTGTTGCCAACGTGAACCCCTGCAACACCACCGGCCACCACTAATGGTGACCCGCTGGTTCCGTAATCAGTGGAGACGTGATACTTGACAATAATGTCCCTCACACGCTCCATGACCCCGGTGCATCGCCGCCAGCCACAACCCGCCGTAGGCGGGGAATAGATTGTGACTGGTGCGTTCTCCACTGGCGCAACAAGCTTTGCTTTGGACACGCCCAAACCGGACATTATCCTTCCACTAGCCCTTATCAACACAAAATCCCTTCCTCCTGTCTTCTCGTTAGGGTGTGATGAAAAGAGCACTTCGCCCACCTGTCCTGGCCCTTCCTTCGAGGGCTCAATCACAAATGGGTGCATTGCTGTGTTGCTGAACTTAGTGCCGCCGATCATCAGATGTGTGGCATTAAACCTTGCAGCCTGCCTAAGCTGGTGCATGGTCATCAACAACACATCGTGACCTCCCCACTCAACCCTGGACCCGCAGCCTATGACTGCTTTTGACTCAGGGTGGTGGAGTGTGAAGACAAACTCTGGAGGTGTCTCCACAGCGACAAATGGGTTCCCTGGAACTGCCATCTCCTTTTCAGGAATGCCGCGGACGACCGCGATCAGCCCAGCTGGATCACAGTACTGACCGCCTTCACCACTGGTACCTGGTGAACCGTCGTATGGGTCCGTATACAGCAGACGATTTGCCGCCTGTTGTGGTCCGTCCCAAAGCATGGTCAGACAGCTCCAGGCTGTCCTGCCCACGCGGTTGCACACAGAAGTCGAAGCTGGGCCCACTCGCCGTAAAATCCGACGAAGTAAGCCACAAACTAACATAATACCTGCCACCGTCCAACGAACACACATACGCAGTAAAATTGCGTTTATAGTCGCTGCGACGAACGCTGACGCGTAGCACTGCCACGGGTTCACGGAACCTCTGTCGTACTCCCAAACGGGGCTCGAGAGAATCCCATAATCCGTTGTACAGGCTTGGCAGGCTGGATATGCGCTCCTGATCGTAGCAACACCTGCCATCAACTTGTATTGACCAAGCTGCGGCACTGCCATCCACTCCAGGGTTGCGCTCACCCAATATGCTAGCGCTGCCACTAGCAAAAGCAAAGCCCCCCAGCAGAACTCGCCGGCCCCTGAGGTCGGTCCAATCACTGCTGTTGAGAGCCATGCCTTCAATGGGTCTGCACTTGGCAATGCCCACAGATATTGGCACACAGAAATCAAACACCAAATCCATGGTGCTGACTTTGCGGCACTCCGCAAGACCTGCCACAAGCCCATCAGTAATGGGCCTATGCAGAATCAAAGGTGGTATAAAACCACTACTTACCAATGTAAGGCACTCCTGAACTGCACGTGTACACTGTTCCAAAGTGACACCGTCCTGTGCTGCTAACAACAAACACAGGTACTTACTTGCCAACTCTGGTAACGTGGCCAAGCTCTCCGTTAGCTTGACAACAAACTCTTGCCCGCGCTTCAACTCGCGATGGTAATTCAGAAAGTATAGTTCAGCACGGACTCTCCGCAGGTAAGACTCAGCCTCCCGCGATCGATTTTGCATACACGTGGTTTCCAAATATAAGCTTGGGGGTAACTGGACTGGAT